ATTTGAAAAATGTGTTAACTAAATGGAAATGTTTATATGAAGATGAAAATAAGCATTCTCCTTATAAATATTACGAAATTTATGTGGTTCCAGCAGACGTACACGCTTAGTAAAGGAGGAGACCGTATGGAGGTGTCCGATGAGTGATTTTGAGATAAAACGCATTATTGCATTACGTTTAGCATTGTCAATTATAGCTAACATTTTTATCACTAGTATTTTAGTTATTATAGGGCTTTATCTTCTATGTGATTTGAATCATGTCCCTATTACATGGAGCCGTATAATTGGTTGTATTGTTGTTTATCTGTTAGGGGTATTCGATGGCATGCTAATAGTATTAAAGATTATAAAATTTATGGATTTCTAACATAAACATGCGGTAAAATAACTCTTTTACTGCATGTTTTGATTGCTCCCCTCCCTGTTTTCAACCTATAATGGCAATCTTTGGAAAACGTTTATTCATCTTTTTACGCAATGTTTTTTTGGGGAACAATACAGAGGTTAAATATTTGTTGTCAATAGAAGCCTTTTAGTAGGTAAAAAGATTATAGAGCATCTTAAATATGGTAAAACGTCCTAAAAATAAAGATGTGCGTCCTCGCGAGTATCTTACTTCAAGTGAGGTAGATAGATTGATTAAAGCTGCGCGCATGTCTGGACGACATCATCACCGAGATTCTACTATGATTTTGGTCGGTTATATTCATGGGTTCAGGATTTCAGAGCTTCTAGGGCTAAAATGGGCACAAATAAATTTTGAAACTGGAAGTATAGATATTACACGGTTAAAGCGGGGGGTTAGAAGCATACATCCAATGCCCTCTAAAGAAATTCGCGCTTTGAGAAGATTACAGAAAGAATCAATTCATACCCCATATGTGTTTATTTCAGAATATAAAGTCCCCCTTTCCCCTTCCACTTTTCAAAGAATAATAAAGCGCGCAGGTGAGCAAGCAGGGTTTGACTTTCCCATCCACCCGCATATGCTGAGGCACGCGATTGCCTGCAAGCTTGTCAATGATGGGCATGACATTAGGGTAATTCAACATTATCTAGGTCATAGAAACATTCAGCATACGGTTAGATATACAGAATTAATCACTAATAAATTTGATTCTTTCTGGCCTTAAGAAATGTAAATATTCTTTTTTGATTGGGCATCGCATTTCAGATGATCTATAGTTGTCTCTAAGCATTCAATTATTTCCTCAATAGTGCTTGAGGTATGCTCATTCTTTAATAAAAGAGCGCCCATATCTATAGCTAGACTAATATTTCTTTGCCAAATAAGCGCCATCTGGCTATTGTCCAAAATCTCATTTATTAAGAGAACTATTTCATTGGTTATATTATTATCAGAACGTTTATATAGAATCTCTAGACGATCTTTTATATCATTTATTAAAGAATTACTATTTTTTAACTCACATATTATTTTAGATAATGAGTACATTTTTCACCTATGTATAAAATCCTTTAGAATCGCCACTTCAATTGTTAGTTTATCAACATTTGAATCTAATTTGTCTAGGGATAGACTTAGCTTGTTTATTTGCATTGATGTATGTTCGGTAGCAATTGTAAGCGCATAATAAGATTTAGTTACTATGACAATAGAACCCACAATTGCACATATTGCAGCATACTTTCTAACATTTTCTGCAAAAACCCACAAGCCTTTATCTCCGCATATTAAAAGTAATTATATATTATTTTTATTAAATATTCAAGCACTTGGAGCATAATGATCCTTTTAATGTTGCGTACAAATGATCACTACGTATGCTTTTAAACTTATTATGATTCCAAGCTTTTAAAAGAGATATCTCTCTTAAATTAACTATTTCAAAACGTCGATCATGTCCGAAATAACATGCTGTTAAATATCCATTCCATGTAACTTTAGCTGAGCCAAATAATGATGAGCAAGGAACGTCTGGAACCATATCCAAACATCCAAAGTTACTAATAATACACCCGCCATTATGATTCTTAGATTGCTTGCAAATAGGCAAATAATAAAAGTTATCTACATATTCAGATATTTCATTCTTGAATTTCTCATATTCATCTTTATATTTTTCATCATATATAGAACTTATACTTATATTGAATTTCTTTATTTTATTATTCTTTACGTAAGTGTAAAGATTTTTTACATTATTGATAACTAACTCAAAATTATCTGTTCCATGTTTTTCTAAATATATCTCTTTATTAGGCGCATTAATTGAAAATTTAATACTATCTAGAGAGTTTGTTATCATTGGCATTAAACGATCTAGAGACGCGCTAGAGCCATTTGTAGCTACAGAAACACATTCAATACCTATTTTATTTTTTATATATCCAATATATTCAGTTAATTCATCAAGTGGAAATAATTCTCCAAGTAAAAATAGCTCTATTTCTTTAACACCTATTTTTTTTGCTTCCTTAACTATTTTATATAAAACATCCTTATCAATGTTTCCCTGCGGCCGTAATCCTTTCTTGTTAGCGCATCCAAGACAGCTATAATTGCAATAAGAGCTTAATTCTATTTTGATTTTATCTGGAAATGGTGGCTTAAGTGCTAATTTATCTTTAGAAATACGCATATGCTCATCTGTCGTTTCTAATATAGATTTTATTGGCATTATTTGCCTCCCTTCCCCTTTTCAAAAGCACGACATACATATAGAGATAGAGCTGCCCCCAATAATTCTATTAATTCTTTAGAATCTACCGGATAATGGGCTAATGTATGAGTGATTAAGCATTCTCGCGCCCATAAATATGCAATTATTCCAAATTGAGGGATTAAATATAATGCTAAACTTAATCCTATTACCCAAAAAATGAAAGGTCTAGCTCCAGACACAAAAACACTTCTATTATTAGATTCTATTGATTGAATAAGGAAATCCCATAACGCGGGATTCTGCTTGATTTTTTCTAAATTAGCATTAGCTTTGGCCATTTCTTCATCGCTGGTGAACAATTCATCAAGCCCTTTAAAGGTAGCATTAATCGGTTTCTCAATGCCGCCGCTAAAAATAGCAGCTATGGCACTAAAAATACTCATTTAGAGTTCAATTTCGCTTAAGATTTTTTGCGCCTCTCTTAACCAATCCCATAACCAATCACATGTCTTATGTTTTTTTGCATATTCAACAGATATCTGTAAGAAATGCAGTAAAAAAGTACGGCTACATCTAGGAATCGCTCCGTTTTCGGTAATAATTGGCTTAAAATCTTCTCTTGCCACAGCAATTACTTCATCATCCCAAACATTATCAGTTTTATCGGCAAGAGCATCTCCTGCATTAAAAAGTTTATTAAAACCAAGTTGCTTTAACCATCGCCAATTAAATATATTAAACATTTTGTCTCTCCATTTCTTTAAGAATCTGAGCGATAACGAGTCTTGTAAACTGTTTATTATTTTCTACTTCTTTATATATTTTTTTATAATCAGCATCATCCAGTTGTATTTCCTCACTATTGTATAATTTTAAAGCCCAGTCTAGATATTTAATAGCGTCTGCTCCAGTATTATTTACTAGGGAATTTGCTAAAATTTTTCCCATATTAGCATCTGGTAAATCTTTCCCATCTAATCCTATTAAATTTTTGTCTAGTAATAATTTCATATTTTGACTCCTTTTTTTTGATCAAAAATAATGCTATCTTCCAATTAACTCATAATGGACTAAATCATCGAAATTTTGATCTGAAAAATCATGATCGCTATCCCAATCGCCACCCCACCTGATTTTATGCAAGATACGTCCTTCTTTCAATAAACGTCTAGCAATCCCCTCTACAAAGCCAGCAAAATGATAGAATTTATATATTTCTTTACGATACAATTTCCATTCTTCATCTGTCTTGTTTTTTTTATTTAATAATGCCCAATCTACTGGATATGGCGCGACATCAACTGCCAATGATGGTTTTTTATTATGTTTGCCAAAGGGATAATGAACTTTACTCTTACCGGCTTTAAAAGCAGCTTCTTGTGCATCTTTTCCGCGATACCCAACCAAAATAGAGTGGTCATATGTCTCTAATACTATTCTAAAAACAAGCTGCAGTTCTGGGTGGCATGATAATAGACTATCATTCGAAATTGTACTGTAATTATACATACTCATAATTATAGCATTATTGTAATTATATACTTAATATTTAATCAAATATTGATTTGTCCACCCACTTTATTGCAGGTCCACTTTCATTAACTGCTGTCTGACACATGGATTGAGTCTGTATTATTTTAACAAATTTTAAAGCTCTTCCGTTCTCCGTTACTGCAGCATTACATATAGCTTCTGTTTGCACTTCGACTGGAACGAATCTCAACGCCCTTCCGTTCTGTTCTACGGCTTTTAAAGCCACTGCTCCTGTTATGGTTCCTCTAATATGGCGAAGTGCCTTTCCATCTATCTCTACTGCCTCTAAACACAATGCCTCTGTTTGCGTTGCAACAAAAGCCAGTGCATCAACGTTTTGCTGTATAGCTGCTGAACATATTGCACTGGTCTGGTCTAGTGCAGGAACGCTCTCTAATAATAAACCATCTGCCTGCACGGCTGCTAAATATACGGCTGTTGTTTTTGCTGCTGAATCTACATACGATAAATTTGTAGGATCGACGGCTATAGCCGCTAATGCCTGTGCCTCAGTTGTATAACTCCATATATCAGATTCTACTTTCCCGACCGCAGTTAAAAATTCTTGTAGTGTCATAATATTCTCCTATTTTTTTTGTTATTATTATGCGTCTGCATAAACTGCTATTCTGCGCACTGTTCCGTTAACTTCCACTCTTACTGACTCTACGGAATCTGTTGCTCCAGTGATAACACCTCTATCGCTGCCTATGAAGTTAATAAATCCCTCAGATATATCCGCTTGATCTAATGCTAATACTGGAATTGCTTCATCATCTTCTTTTTGGTCAATATGTAATTGTGCTAAAGGAGCAGCAACAGTCATGCCAACACGTCCGTCTGTGGATAGACTTAATTGATTTTGAGTGACGTAAGTTCCAGCACCTAATCGTAAAGCTTGGAGAGTTCCAGTACCAGTATTACTAGAGTAAATCTGAAACAACTCATAACCAGTATTATACTCAATTTTTAAAGCCTCTTGGTTGGTATAATCTGAACTTGATCCAACTCCAAATAAATTAATTGCAACTGTATCTGTTCCATCTCCATCTTTTGAAAAGAATCTGAAATAAGCATTATCCCCACCCTCATCGCTAGAAAAGTGAAGTTCATCATCACCATCAGTTTTTATAAAGTAATTATCACTATTGCTGTCATTAAATCTAAGTGTAGGTGTACTCCCTGCAATATATAAATCTCCACAAGTAATCGTGTCAGTGGTTATTATCTCACCCGAACCCATATCAAGGTCATCGCCAGCAGTCAGTGGAGAAATGGTAGTTACGGCTCTAGTCCAATAAACTGAAGGAATAGCAGCCCATTTCAGACCGGTAGATGTTGCACTATCAGCAGTAAGAACTTCATCGTTATTACCGACAATTAATGCTCTGGATTTCGTACCATCACATACAATCAATTCTCCTTTCCCGTCTATGGCGCTAAAATGGAGCTCTACGCTACGGATCATGAAATCATATCCAGTAAGCTCTAAGTCCGTATTAGCTCCACCAACATTAACAGCTCTTATTCCAGCCCCTGATGCTAAATTAACAGTATTTGTGTTTGCGTCTGTAGCAATGTTAATATCGCCTGTTCCATTTACAGTAAAATTTCCACCTGTCGTATCTATCGAAGTACCTAAAAGTGTCGTAGTAGTACCTGTAACGTCTAAATCACCACCGGTAATTTTACCAGTGGTGGTGATAGTTCCACTACCCATATCAAGGTCATCGCCAGCAGTCAGTGGAGAAATGGTAGTTACGGCTCTAGTCCAATAATTAAGTCCACCAGCAGTATCATCGACATATTTTTTAACTGCTTTTTCAGTAGGAATAGCAGCATCAGAATCACCTGCCAATGTACCGTCAGTACTAAATTCCGTTACTATTTGGCCGGCATTTAAGCTAAACCCACAAGACATATCAAAAGCATCTTCGTCCTCGAGCCACGTAATAACTCCGTCATTATCTTCGCCGTCAAACGTCAGTGTATAATCAATACCTGCTGCTCCAGACCCAATAGTTAGATTATTTGCTAAGAAAACATCTCCATCTTTATCTATTGTTAATTTTGCATCAGCAAAAGCAGCATTAGAATCATCATTAGTTCCCTCCACAGCTAAATGTAATGATCCTACTCCACCAGCGTCTGTACGTTCAAAAAGCACTGCTGATTTACATCTAATGTCTGTTGCTTCTCCAGAAGAAGAACGGAATCTAATACCAGTCCCTGAAGTTGCACCACCGGTCTCATTGTCTAACAATAATCCCACAGCTAAATTAGAACTATTAGCAGCAACGTGCAATGAGTATAATGGCGAAGAAGTATTAACAGATAATGTGCCATTTATTGCTACTATATCAGTATCAAATTCACCGTAAATAAGCGGTGAAGCACTATTGCTATTTTCAATATATAGTTTGTTTGATCCTGTCTCATCAAGACCTGCCATATAACCAAGAAATACATTCCCATCTCCTGTAAGACAGTTGTGCCCAGAAGCATAACCGATCATAGTATTATTGCTTTTAGCATATGTGCCTGACGGACCACCATTTCCCGCATAACCACCAATCAATACATTATTGTCACCAGCTGACTGATTGTATCCTACATAACTTCCTAATCCTGTATTACCAGTACCTGTTGCTTGCCATAAAGAGTATGCTCCTATTGCAGTGTTAAGACCGTCTGCATCGTTAGCATTTAAGCTCAAACTAGAAAATCCAACGGCTGTATTATAGTCACCTTTAATATTTGTTTTTAATGCATCATGCCCTATCGCGGTGTTTCTATAAGCATCTCCGTCTATTTCTGTATTAAGTCCTGCTTGATAACCCACGAAAAGTTGAGATCTAGTCCCAGAATCTATAGCAAGAATTCTATTATTAGAGATTTGATAATTGCCGCTGACGTCAACGTTTGCTGCATTAACGTCTCCAGTACCCATATCAAGGTTATCACCAGAAATTTTTGGCTCTAAAGTAGTTCCAGTTCGATCCCAATGTTTAGAAAGCGCTATATGTGACATATTAATTCTCCTATTTTACAAAACAATTTGTTCCTGTTGAATAAAGCTCAACTGAATCACCATCTGCTGACATAACAAGGCTCGCAGCTCCATCAATTGTGCCACCGTTCTCTAGTGTTATTGTTAGATTATTAGTAAATGCATTCAAATATTCGTCCTTGATTGTGAATACTCTTGGTGTCGTTGTTGATCCTGACTCAACATCTTCTGTTGAAATAATTATATTTCTAGGGGCCGCACTATTATTAGCAGTAATAATACGATCTGAGGTTAATACAGATGGATTATAATTAGCCGCCCCAGCATCAGTTCTTTTATTTAATTCTGATCTCATTAGATGATAGTTAGTTTTAGATTCTCTAACTACAAAAACAGTTTCGTTAGGTTCAATAGGAGTTAGGGGGCGATTACTTTTAATAGTAGCTGTCCCTTCGGCTATAGTCCACGCTCCTGTATTTACATTCACAATATAAGCAAAACCTGCCTGAACCCATGAGTTACTTATATCTCCACTATTTTCATTAAATGTTAATGTTTCAGAGCTGCTGGAATTCAATCTAATAATCTGAGAGTAACCATTACTGTAACCACCTGATGATGTGTAAGTATATGTATATAAATAATCAAATTTAAGATTAGCAAAATACGTTTCCCTAACAATCGCTCTACCAGTCTCTAAATATAATTTTTGATCAGATGGATTAGTTCCATTACCTAAAACTAACATTGAAGTAGAGCTTCCAGTACTATTGTAATCATTTGAAACTGCTGTTCTATTGCCAATAATAGCACTAAATATGGTATTTATTCCTCTCGTATTTAATAGACTTCCAGCCCAGTTGCCATGCACTTTTAAATATAAATAAGAGCCTTCGCCCAAATTAATATTTCCAGTATCAGGCGTAGTTCCTAATGTGTCTAATTCTATTATCGCAGTGCAATTATCTCCTATTGTTATATCATAAGGACAGCTGATCCCTTTGTGATAAAGGGATGTCCCATTAGCTAAATTAATTCCATTTTCGCCAGCATTTACTACAATATGATCAACATAAGTGATTAGCTCACCGACTAACACTTCAATTCCAACGTTAGAATATGCACCAGCACTTGATTGAGCAAGTTGCGTTCTTACAGTCGCCGAACCACTACCAGCATATTTAGAAATAGCTGCTGACCCCCCAGAAGCAATATTGCTAATAATCTCTTTACAGCAAACATAAGTGTTGTCTGTTAAAGATACAGCAGCTACCGAGACAGTATCTACACATCTAGCTGATTCCATGTTGACATTTATATATTGCGTAACATCAGCTTTTATTGAAATAAGGCCATAGGTGCCACTATCTCGACAGTCTATTGTAACTGCTTCATCAGCACTCGGAGTCCATGCTCCACCACGAAGCGTACTAATAGCCGCAATAGCAGTTGCTGGCTGATCCATCTTCTCATCTACATTAAGTCCGCTATTTGTAGCTAGTCCTTCAACTCCTATAGAATACACTTGTTGTTCATCTGTGAGATTAGCTTTATCTAATTCGCTCCATGACCCATTTTCCCTAAACTTAAAAGTAGTGCTTACGCTATCATAGTAGATGGTTCCGTTATCTGTGCCGGGCGCAACAGCTTGACCATCTAAAATCAATGCAGTAGGATCAATTGCGCCATCTACGGTTAATTTGCCAGTAAAATGTGCATTGGTAGCTGTAACATCTCCAGTACCCATATCAAGATCATCGCCACTATTTACGGGAGAAATAGTACTACCTACTCTTTGAAAAATATCAGTACTACTTCCGGATTGATGATCATAAATAAAACATCTTACGTGGGCAAGCGCACCCCATTCGTTTTTTTCCCTCTCTAATATGCCTAATATTTTTAATTGTCCAGAATCAGTTGACAAAGTAGCTAAGTCTAGTTGAGTTCCTGATATTCCGGTTGCTGCATTACCAGCGCCAACCTCAATATCTGCAAACTTACCTATATCAGCGTTTGTAATCGTTCCATTTACCTGTATTTCAAACTCTATAAAAGGAGCATCTACAACATATATAATTCTTTCTTCTGACCCTTTGCGATAAATATAAGAGTTTTTTTCTTGAATGCTTTTTACTGCATCAACTACTCCTAAAAGTTCATCTCCAGCTACAGCCTTTCTAATAATAGGGATTCCATCGTCATTTGAAGTATTGGTTAATACTACAAAGTCGTTTATCCATATGTCATCTGTGTCAGAGGCTGGGATATAATATTTATTAGATTTAGCATTATAATCACAGGCAACTAGGTTATTTATCGGTTTTCCACCAATAGGATTATTTTTGTTAGCCATTTTAATTTCCTCCGTTAGAATAATTTATTGAAAGTTTCGTGTTACCTAGCCCGCCATTTATAGATAAAACTCCTTGGTATAAAGGAGAACCTAAACATGTTGTGTTAATTAAAATTAATGGGAACAATATATATTTCATGTTTTGTCCTCCTTATTCTTCCCAGCCATATAGATATAGCTCTGCCGTAACTCCCGTAGATGAACCAGTTTGATAAAAATAAAATTCTCTATTCACATCGGTAAAAACATGAAATTGGGCACCTCCACCATGAAGAGAGCCTTGTGAATCATATATTTGAAAACCTGGCCGTGCATTCTCAAAAGTAGAATAAATATTATATGTTGCATTAGCCGGTATGTAAGGAGCGCTTTCTATAATAATCATTCCTACAGCTTTTGTTATAATTCCAGTAGGGACAGGCGCTGTTATCAGTGTAGGAGTTGTAGGAGGCTGCCCAGTAAAGATTAGAAGAGGAGATTTATATTGAAAATACCTACTTTTTCCTAATGAATAAAGCGTTTGAAACGCTTCTATATTAGAACTTCCGTTTGTATAGAAAGAACCTATTCGCAGATAATCCACATATCCAGTCGCATCTGCTAATAAATTTGAGGCAGATATTGAAGTATCAAAACCCCCATCTGTTTCGCCAGCAGCTGTGGCTATTACAAAACAATGATATATTACGTTAGAGCTTAAGCTAATGCCAGTTGGAAAACCTCCTGCATTATTACCAGCAGTCCATGAAGCATCTATTTTCTTTATTAAACCAACAGCACCAATTGACATATTAGTTAAATTATTTGTTCCTCTACCAATTCCTTCTCCAATTTTAATATCATGCTGTATATCGCCTGCATCAACTTCAATTGGAAATCCATATATATAACCTAATGGCAAACCTCCTGCGGCAGTAACAGAGGCAAATTCAGATATACTAAAATAAGCTGCCCCATCACTTTTAATTGTTAAAGCGAAATATTGGGTTGCTAATAAAGCACTTGCTATATCATCAATCGTTTGCCCTCCTATAGGAGTGAGAGCTATTCCATTTGATGAAGAATCTATTTTTTTTACCGTTACACTCCATCCTTTACCAACAGTTATAGCAGAGGGTAGATTTATTGCAAAAGCACCACCCGTTGCATCAGCATTAATAACCTTATTGTTATCATCTATTGTTAGAGTAGTAACAGATGTGACGGTCCTAATCGTCCCGCGGATCTGGGAGGAAACCACGAACCAATTAGAACCGTCACAATGGACCTCAATAAAATCAAAATAATCATATAGCAAATAAGTTGTTCTTGTGTCGATAGTTTCAGAGGCATTTGGATCTATTGTTACAGCATTAATTGAGTTATCTATCTTCTTAATAATTACTTTGAATTTATCTCCAGCAATTGCAGCAGGCGGAAGATTTATAGTAAAAGCTCCACCTGATGCATCTGCCAATATTGTTTTTCCTCTATCTGCTATTGCTATTGTATAAGTAGTAGTTTTTAATAAAGCAACAGTAGACGTAGAGTTTAAATCAGCAATAGTTGCTGTAAGACCAGTAAAATATATCTGATCATATAAGTTGATATAATCAACAGTAATGATAGTAGGATCAGTAGGATTTGGGCCGGTTTTTAATACCATTTTATATGAACCGCGCAACCACATGGCAGCTGGACCACTTCCATGATCAGGACGTCCATCACTATCTAAAAGGACAGGATTAGCAGCAGGTGCCGACTCAGCCTCATCTACCCATGTGTCTTTAGGCGTAGATGTACCAGCTTCATACCAAAAAACAGCACCACTATCATATGGATCGCCATTGCCATCTAAAAATTGTATTATTTGAAACATTGTAGCCATGATTATTTGCCCTCGCTTTTTAATTTTGTTGCCGGAACAGAAGCCAAAATATTACGTAAATAATGAACTCCAATAGGGATCTCCCCCTTACCTATGAGACCTTTATTCGCAAGTTCTTCGATAAAAGTTTTTTGTACTTCTGGATTTTCAAAAGCCGATCTGGCTGCGCTTGATGCTAAACTAGGAATGATAAAAGGAAGAGCACCTAATGCTAAATGACCATGTGTTGCTAGCATTAATCCTGAGCCTATCTTTGCAGCCCCCTTGAGTTGTTTGCCTAATCCTTCTCGGGCAGTTTCTTTGAAAGAACTAGGGTATTTCTTTTGTAGTTTAGCTAATTGGTCTAAATCATCTTTATATTCTGGAAGCAATTTTTCTTTTTGACCCTCTCCTAATTTAGACCAGGTTTTTACTATCTCGGCAGGATTATCTTCTACATTTTTAAAATAATCATAAGCTAATAATTTTCTTGTTGCTCCTTCGTCAGGAGGAGCTATTTTAAGAAAGTTATCTAATAATTCCTGTTGGTCCTGTTTTGATCCAGGTTTTAAATATGCTGATCCGAACTTATCAGTAGTAGCCTTTCCTCCTTTAACATTCCAAAATTGAGATGGAGTTTTTTTGGTTACTTGTTGAAATGGAACCATTTCATTTTTATATCTACTATCCGCTTCTCTTAATAAAGCAGCAGCTTGAGGATCAGATTTGCCAGCCCCTACAGATATGGCACCTTTTTCGCCTTTGATTGCCGTATCTCTAAGAGCCATTAAAGGGCCTCTTACTTTAATAGGAAGATCTTTATCTCTTAAATCATTATTTATAGCTTCTTTTAATCTTTCGGCATCGCCTACCGTATTAATTTTTGTTTTTTTATAATCTTCTAATATATTAATAGCATCTTGATATCCCTTTTTTGCTCTTACTGTTGCTGAAAAAGGGGCCATTTCATCTTGTAATGACTTTATTTGGCCTGTGATTTTATTTTTTATTATAGATTCATCGGCTGGCAAATTTACAGGGACACGAGCGTAAGCATCACCAACACTATTACCAGGCTGAACATAAGTATTTGGAACATCGTCTGGCCCTCTTAATGAATTGTCTTTGCCTAATTCTTCATAATGAGTATTTAGCCTATTAAAGAGATCTGAATTACTAGTGGCTTTTGATGAAGAACCCCTTAGATCAGTCATTATACCATCAAGTTTGTTTTTAATAAATGGGGCCGCGTCTTTAGAGAAGAAATTACGTAAAACATTCTGAACAATGGCCTTCTTATTTTTAACAGCAGATATACCTTTTCCAATTGCCTTACCAACACCAAGTGTTGCAACATCAGCAACAGGAGACATTGCCAATGTTTCAAGTGCTGCTTTAACAGGATGCTTTGGTGCTAAGGTAGGCGCGACCGCCGCCCCACCAACTGCGCGCTCGATCATGCCAGGAAGAACTTTACCTGCACCTGCAATAGCTTCTCCTATTTTAGCTGCGCCTGCGGCTTCCCCACCTAAACCTAAAATAGCACCGCCTCCTAAGAGTTTTCCCACTTCTGCCGATGTTCCTGGTTGTGCTACTTTAGGAGCCTGAAGGTTTAATGGTGCCCCAGATGGTTGTATTCCTGCAAATTCTTCTATTTTCCTTCCTCCTTTAGCAGCAAAATTAATAGCATTATCTAATGCCTGCCCTATAGTTTGTCCAGCTTGAACGCCAGCATTTATAATAGGATGCCTTTTAAGTATCTCAAGAGCTTGATCGGCATTTCCTTCTGGGACTTTTTGTGGTGGAGGAGCTATCCCTTCTGACTGCAAAATGTCTATAGATGAGGAAGCCTGTTTTCCCTCTCCTTGGCCAGGAGGACTAAGACCCTCTGATTTAAGAATATCTATACTCATTTTGAGGCACCTTTTTTGCTTGCCAGATATTGTTTAAGCTCATCAACCGTCATGCCATATTTCTTAGCAGTGTCTGTATAATCCTTATCAGAATACGCTTTAGGGCCTTTGGTTTTATCAGAATAATAAGCTTCTGGGTTTTGAAGAGCGTCTTTTCTTATATTAATTTCTTGTCTTAATGTCTTAATAAATGCATTAAACTTTTCTTTAGTCGCTGCGGGTGAATCAATCCAATTTCTAGGAGTTGTTATTTGGTCAAGTTCTTCTCTAGCTGAAGGAACAATGCTTTTTCCAAAATATTGAGTTACTTGATCATTCAATAATGCGCTATTTGCTATAAATCTCTGATATGCTAAATACTGTTGTGATGGTTTACCCGTCTGTTGAAATAAATTGCGGTCCGCCAATAATTTCGCCGAGCCTGCGGGACCACTATAAGCTGCTATTGCATCTAAATCAGGAAGCATATTATTAACAGTATTCTCCGCCTGATTACCATAAACTATTTTCGATCTATTTTGCTGATCGGAAGTTTGTCTTATTGTAGATAAACCAGTTTGTGATGCTTGTTGCCTATAACTTGGAGTCGTTATAAGCTTTGGGACTCCTGCTTGTTGAGGTTGCGCTCCAATCTGTTGAGGCGTCGCCGCTAATGGTTGCTGTGGAATATTTTGCGGGATAGCTTGTCCTGGCGCCTGTTGTTGAGGAACTTGTGGAGCACCTTGAGCCTGCAATCCTGCTGGAAGAGGCGCAAGAACTGTAGTTGATCCAGGAGCCTGCAATCCTGCTGGAAGAGGCGCAAGAACTGTAGTTGATCCAGCAAAACTAGCTGTAGTTGGTTTCCCTTGTGGTGCTTGTGCGCCAGGTAATTGTGTAGCATCTCCACCTTTAATTATATGATTAAGAATATGTGGTGTTGGGGTAATCGGTTGTCCATTTTTAACTTGATTTAATTGAACTTCTCTTATATGCGCGTCTATTGCATCTGCTTTTGTTTCGTCATCAGGTGGCTTATAGCCAGCAGCTACAGCATATTGATCCATAGTTAATATAGGAAGTCCTTGCTTCTGTCTTGCTGCATTTTCCTTTTGAAATCCTTCGTTAAGTTGTGTTTTCTGTAGTGTGGTCATGTTTTTTTGCCAAACATTTGAACCATAAAATGCTGCACGTTGTTTTTTTGCATCAATATTTGTTTGAAATTCCTTTATTGCATTTTTATATACTTCGCTATTTTCTCCATATTGTTTTTTTAAAGATAGTAACGATGCCGCATCTCCTGCCGGCCCTTTTAATGATAAAGCACTAGGAGGAGCTAAAGCTTTAGCAGCTTGAGCGGCTTGTAAGTGGCGAGCAGCAACAGCATTTGCTAGATTACTTTGAAATAGCACTGGCTGTTCTCTAGCAGCTTCTTGTGCTTGTTGTAATTGTGGAGAAGCTAACGCCTGCGCTCGTTGTCCAGCTTGTTGAGCCAATCCCATCTGCTCTCTTTGAGCAGCCTGTTGTTGCAATGTGCCCATCGTTCCTATCGCCGTTTGTAGCACTCCTGGTCGCTGTGCAAAGCCTAAATAATTCGGTACCGCCATAATATTCTCCGTATAATTTTTATATTATAAAAAGCTAAGTGCTCAACCAGCTATAGATTTTGTGTTTTTGCTAATTTCTTCCAATGCTGCAAACATTAACCTACCAATATTTTTTATTTCTTTCATGATTCACTCCTAGTAGAGTCCCTATAGTCTCTCCTAATGCTGAACTCTTCGCCATTCTAGCTTCAGCAGCAGATTGACCCATCTGGTTATATAGTCCAGATTGTTGGCCTGCATATCCAAGCCCTAAATTAGACAGTTCACCACCTGCTCCATACGCCAGTTGAGCAGCCTGTGATGCTGATTGCTGACCCATACCAGCTAAGCTTCCCAACCTATCTTGATATTGACCATATTCCTGTGAAGCAAGCCCTTGTGCTCTTCTTTGTAGTTCTGCTTGTTCTGCTCCAGAACCACCAAGTCCGCGTGCTGCCTCTCCTCTTTGTGCTCCTTGCATAGCCTGTTGAACAGCATATTGATATCCCGGGCTTGCTTTAAATCTATCTAGAGCTTGTTGCTGGCCGGATCCTCCTTGTAGTCCTAGTGTTCCCTCATAAGCTCCTAGCGCTTGTTGTCCTGCTTGTCGGTAAGGATCACCATATCCTATTGCTTGTTGAGTATAACCAGTGATGTCTTGGCGCCCTTGAGCTTCATGTTGGCGCATTTCATCCATAGCTTGCTGCATATACTGCTGATATTGTTTATTTGCATCTTCGGCACCGCCTCCGAATAAATCACCAAAAAAGCCCATAATATTTCTCCTATTTAAACCATTTAACAATTAATCCTTTCTGGATAATGTCATCATCAGCAGTTGCTTCACCGGTACATAAAATACTTAAGGCGGCAGTTAAATCCTCAGTACTTGCTGTAAAAGTAGAAGAATCTATAATTAATGAATTATCAGAAACAATTGATGCTATAACTTGTTGGGTGGCTGCTGCTGTGCGAATTATATTTGCTGTTATTGCCCAATTTCCTGAATTGGCAGCTACAGCTCCAGTAGTCAATAAAACAGTACTTCCTAACTTTAGTTTGATTTCCTTGTTATTAGCATTTGCAGCAACAGTTCCCCATGCGGAAATTTCTAAAAAACTCCCATCTAGATCTAGAGTGTTGGCATCCATAGAGTAAGTAATTAATGTATCTTCACCTACACCAACATTTCCAACGCTTGTAGTATCAACTACTAATTTCCCGCCCATTTGTGCTGAATTGGTAGTTGCTCCTACTGGAATTGTAATATTGCTATCAGATATAGTGACATCTGTAAGGGTAGAATTAGAAATACTTGCAACCGTAACATTACAATTAGAAACGTTTCCCCCTGTAATTGTCACATTATCCGCATCTTGAGCTGATATAGTGCCTAAATCTTCATGATTAGCCTTTCTGTCTATTTGTTCTTGGGTACTGTCTTCGTAATTTATGCCTACTAAAGAGTTTAGTTCAGTAACAGAGGCTTTCATCCCTTCTGTGCTAGGATTGGCTGTTAATCCTCCTACTCTTACCCAAACCTCATAGAGGAATTTGTACATTGAGGATATATCAGTATGCATTCCTGGCTGAGGTGGTTGTAGTATATTTTGGCTAGTAGTTGGTGCTGTCATGATTCTGCATCCTCAACATCAGCTACAGCTTCTAATATTACTCGATATATTGGATCTGTAATTCTCAATCTGAATACAAAAACTCTAGCACTGCCTAATTGATTCCATTTGGCTCGTCTTTGATATTCTCCAACCTTACTTGCCGTTCGCCAAAGCTCCTTGCCCCAGGTAATACCACCGTCTCTTGATACTTGAAGCATCATTTGTGGATCAGATCCCTGACCTGTTGTTAATCCCTTTCCTCTTTCATAGTCTATTTCTAAAGAATATAGAGAAACTCTATTTAAAGTTTTAGCTAATGCCCTTGTAGTTCGTTCGCAAATAATAATTTCGCCATTATCTGTATAAACATCTGATGATAATTGATAGATATTTCCAGAGTTATAGTCACCAACTAAGTGTTTACCATTAAAAAAAACATAATTATTTGCCAACCAACGACCATTTATATATTCATAATCAGAAGGCAACGTTGCTGGTCGTCTTGATCTCCATTCTGACCATGTTCCTGTTATTAAGTCATATGCCCAAGTACGATCTGCCGTAGGAAAGGTAACAATATAAAAAATATGACCATCCCATTGTGTAACCCAGCCTATAGCATCTTCAACTGTAGGATATGAGCGTAATTCTGCGTTTAGAGCTTCTGTAGAAATCATTGTAATCTGATAAGAAGCAACATTTACTATAAGAAAGCCGCCATCTCGATTCATAGCAACCCAGAAAAGAATATTATTATGGCCAACAGCAAGAGAATAAGGTGCTGCACAACCATAATTCATAACTAGATTAGATCTTCTTGTAAATGGAAAATCTTGTTCGCCAGTGTTATACCAAATCTCTGAAGTAATTCGACATAACAGCCACAATTCTTCTCTAATTGAGATAATTGCTACAATATTATCTGGAAAAGCACCAGCTTCAGCGTAATCTAAAGCATTTACCTGGCTAAAATCATCTGGAGCAGAGATATACCATCTTTTAGAGACTTCTTTGGCATAAATTCCATAGCTATCCTGATAGGCAGGAATAACAGGCACATAAAACGCAGAATTTATCGTTACATCAAAGGTCCAATAATCATTTTGAGCGTGACTATTAATATGATCAAAAGTAATCACTACTCCATCGTTTAATGTCTGATCGCTTCCTGTTATTAAAACTCCCGTAGCATTCCAGGTATCACCATTTACATCAGACCATCTAAATGTATCTGCGGTTGATCCAGTTCCAGTTGAATCTATTTCTATTTTATATTTTCTATCTGCTCCACCGGTATATGTTCCACTAGTTGTCATATCATCAAGTGGCCCTGATCCTACAAAAGTTGGCGTTCCAATTAGTGATGATGCCTCATCAATTCTAAAAAAATCACCAACAGCTCTGGATGCAGAAGCTACTAATTGATATACAAATCCATTCCTGGCATCAGAAATAAAAATCTGAGAGTCATTAGCGATCATCCTTACTGGGCCAGTTCTACTGTCTATTTTGCCTTTCTCACTAAACCCTCCTAAATCATCATAAATACGAAAAGAATCATTTACGACAACATATAAAACATTATTTAATGTGAATTGGCCTCTTACTTCTTCATCTGCTGCGCCAGAAGACCATAACTCTAGACCAGGACGAGGGAATAGAGCTGTTGGAGTTTTTCCATCTTGATCATTTACTAAATACCAATTAATGCAGTTTTGCTTATCTAACTGCACTGCTGGCATTTCATATGCTGTTCCTACAAATGGTATGCTGGTCCGTGGCATTAGCTTAACCTCCATGGTTGTATAAACATTGATTCTTGCTCATTATCTATGCCCATGGCTTCTGTTAGAGCGTTTGTTGCGTCTTGTTGTAAGGCAATAAAGTTTTGACTATTTGCTTTACCATAAACAGGGGCTAATTTAACTGCTAGATTTAATACTAGAGCATCTTCCCATTCTTGAGGAAAGTCTGGAGTATTAGAATTGGAATCGAAATCTTCGATCTTCTCTGAATAAGTGATTTTCAAAAGCCATTCGACATCTTGAGGAACTAACCAAACCCTAATAATCCCAATGCCTAATTGTCTATCATATTGATACATAGTTGGCGTACCAAGTTGTGTCTTATTAGGTTGCTGGAAGTATTGCTCGTAACTTAATGAATCTAATGGAGTATCTATTTCGCTTTTGCTTTCTCTTACAGCAGAATATACAAAATATGGCTCACTAATTCTTGTAGTATAAGCATATATTCTTAATCCTGAGCTTGCGGCAGTTGTAAGAGCATCATCAATTACAACGCTTGTAGCATCTGGTACAGAATCAATAGTCGACCAAAACAACTCATTATCATCAGTTTCTACTCCAATATAATCACCGGCAGTCATTCCTGTTGATGAAGTAATAGATAAATTAGTTTGTCCAATAGCCTCATCAGCACTTAAAGTGGTTTCTACATAAGATATTGCTGCATGATCACCTGTAGCTGATAAATCATATTCCCGCTGTTCTTTTTGCAGAAAAATAATGCCAGTTTTTTTCTTCCAGAGATGATTACCCTGAGCCTGCCATCGCTTAATCATTCTATTTAATTCTCGATATGCAAACTGATTATCTTCAGCAGACGGATTCTCATCAGCACCAACTACATTTATTTTAGTAAATGCATCTTTAATTATCTCATTAGTAGTAGAGGTGAAGTCTGTGCTTCCAGATGTGGCCATTATAAATCCTCCGGAGTGACTGGATCAGTAATAAATTGAGGTTCGCCACGTACACGAGCGATAGGAACGGTTTGATCATCTACACGTCCACGCACAAAGTCTTGCGGTTGCCTTTCTTCCCAGCAATATTGTTTACAGACAAAAAGATTATCCCATTCCATAGCACATTCAGATGCTTTGAATTTAGCCCCGCACCGATCACAAATTACGTTATAATCGCCTTTTTTGTAATAATCTCTTTTGCCCATGATTCACCATATTATTTGCGTTTACGGCGCATCTTTTTCTTGGTGTAACTTGCTTGATCCATCGCATTAGCACGTTTTAGAGCACCAATTCTTCCTTTTTTTATTGTTTTCTTAGCCATTATTTAGCTCTCCTCTTTTTTCCTGCAATAGCCATTTTAGTCATACGCTTTTTGCCATATTTCTTAATGCCTTGTTTAGCTGCAACAGCAGCGCCAATTTCCTTTGCTTTTGCTGGTGACATACCTTTCTTTACATAACCAGCCGCAACACTACCAGATAGTTTCTTGAATCTAGCACCGCTACCAAGTTTTGCTTTTCTAGCCATAGTTATTACTCCTATCTTGGGTTATCTACGCTTCTTTGATTGATATACAAAACAATATATCCTTCATCACCAGCCCCAAGACCATTAGTAGTAATTAGAATATCGCCAGTTCTTCCGGCTCCAGCGTTATTTACTAATGCTGGATATTTCCCATGTTTTGAAAAATCAACGTCTTCTTGTAAGTCTTGATCTAACGTCATCAGCACAACATTTGCCGTTCCATCCCAATATAAAACGGCATCAAAACCATTTAGATTATATTTAATTTCCCGTAATGAATTATCGGTTGACGCTGTTTTATACGCAGATGCATCAAAAATAACTGTAGCAGTTTCTTCTCCTGTACCATCTCCTACAATAGTGACTTTAATAATGGTATTTCGATTACCATCTTCTAGTACTTGAGTTTGTATGTCATTAGCCATGGTCTATTCTCCGTTGAAGGGAGATAACAAGCGTTATCTCCCCTTGTTCATTACGCTGCGACTATAGTTGCATCAGTATCCATTGCTTGATATTCAATATACCAAGTAACATCTCCTGTCGTTGTCGCCGCACAATTCATTTCAATTGTTCCTGGACTTACAATAAATGCATCTGCTTGTTCTGCGGCTTTAACACCAGTAGTACCAGAATTAACTAACGCATTTGCGAAAGTACCAGTTATTGAAAGGAAAGATGCCTGTGCAGCTCCTGTAACATCAAGTACAGCACATAAATCAACATTGCCGCCAACAGTAGCTTTATTGACTAATTTAGTGTTATTAGCTGATGCCTGAAAGGCCGTATTAACGAACCCAGTAATATTAAGCACTTTCACTAATCCACCAGCGACTACAAAAACATCTGCTGTCGTGATACTAGCTAGATTCTTAGATGAGCTTTTAGTAACCTGAATCTGCGTAAACTCTTGACGCTCCATCAACGAACCATCACGATTAGCCGCAATAGCCGTAGAGTCATAGCCAGTTCGTATCATGTCATCAAGGCTTGAATTGGCGGTATCTGGAATACCAATCATGTTTTCAATGTCCTGATGGTTAGTTCTTGCGGAAGGATTACCTAAATCTGCCTGAACTGCATCCACTTTTGCTTCTACTCCAACAGCTGCGGCAGTTCCTATAGGATCTCCACCTTCACCATCAGCATTATAGCCATAAGATTTACTATCAAAGTTTAACTTAGCAACTGAGCTTACATAAGTAGTTCCAGAAGCTATTCTTATATCAATATTTTTAGCTAATCCAGTTGCATTCGCATCTAAAACTATGCCAGGAGCGGGACCAGAGTTTGTATTGTTAATTTTGATATTTTCTAAACGAATATTTAGCACTTCATCAGTAACATTCTCGATATTTCCAGTTGCAAAATCTCCAGTTATATCAATATTTATTAATTCAGCATTATCAACGCCGTTTAATTGAATATTAGATTGTTTTTGAGTACCACCTTCATCACCAACGGTATATTTCCAGCCATGTATTTTTAAACCAGTAGCTGTAGCAGCAGCAACAATACAATCAGTAGTATCGATAGAGGTACCATCATAATATTCGCCATTAACTATCTTAAAATTAGCTGCGGCAATGTTGATAGGACCTGTTAAAGCATCAATACTTGCGGTAAAACGTGGATTAACTAAAGTAATATTGGCAGCTGCTATATCCATAGTTGCAGTGACAGCAGTTCCAAAATCAATAGTTGCTCTATTAGTCCCCTCACCCATGAAGATAATAGTAATTCCAGCGACATCTAGATCTAACCCAGACGCAGCAATCACACTTTCAGTATGACCAGCCGCTACAATAATTGTATCGCCCTGATCGGCAGTACAACGACCAACAGCGTAATCAATTGTTGAAAAAGGTAATGTAAACGTTCCTTTATTTCCGTTTGATCCCTGTGCTGAATCAACCCAATAGACATTTCCGTTTTTATTTTGAGTTGTTACATATGGGATATTATGAATTGTTACCCCATCTGAAAATCCATTTGGATAATTTGATATAGTCATTTTATTTTCTCCTATTTAACCAGTGTATGGCCCTTTCGGGATTCTAATTAGTTCGAAACCTTAGTTTCACATGGAACAAGCCCCGCGAACGGGGCTTTATCCAAATTAAGCCCCAGGACTTCCGTAAACACCTCTCCAATCTGTCCAACCAAACGAATAACGTTCGTAGCCAGAGAATTGAGCATTTTTAGTAGAAAAGTCGTTATCTTGCTCGAATTTAGGAGCAGTACGCTCGTAATATTTCAAGCTCTTAGGACAATTCGTTAAAATGAACCAGGCATCTGTATCAGTAAAATAATGATTTTGTTTGATGCCTTCTGGCAATACGCCCATTTGATATATAGCACTAATATCTCTATTAGCTGTACCAGAACGTTGTGGATTTTTCAGGATACGTGTTGCTTCAAAAGCTAATTGTGAGGGAACAACTAAACAACGCCCTTGAATATTAATATGATTATTTCTATTGTCTCTAAATTGAGAAATATCAATTAATGCATCCTCAATAGCAGCTTCGGATAAATCAGCTGCTACAGATAAAGTATTGCTTAATGTGCCTCCCTCTGTTGGATGCAAGGCATTAATCATGCTAACGCCATCACCACCTGGATAAGTATTATCAAATGCTCTATTAAAGATGTTTGCCGCCACAGTTTCTTTGGTTTGAAGCATAGAAAATGCAACATTTTCACTTCTAGCTGGACCAAATTCAGCATATAGATTATCCTCCATTTCTTCTCTGCTGATGATAAAGCCTTGCGCATATGCGACATTAGTATAACGAGTAACAAAGCTTTGCTTCATTGTGTCATACTTTAATGCAGCACCTTCGGGCTTAACCGGGGCCATACCCATTCCAGTTAAGCCAACATCTTCTTCATAGTTTTTGTGTGATTGATAAATAGGAAAAAGATCTTTCCATTCCTGAGGATAATTATTATAAAATAATCCCCAAATAGCTGATAGGCCCGGCCAGAGTAACTTGGGAGTAGAGCCTGTGGTTATTATTGCCATTATAATATCCTCCTATTAAACACCTGTGGTGCCTTTAAATCTATGTTCATTAATCATGCAAATGACATTCGCATTTGCCCCAAAATCGTTATCTTCCCGATTAGATAAACCCAATATTCGTAGTTGCTGACTCGTAGTATTTTTAGTTGATAGATCAACTTCCATACCAGATAAGCCAGTACCTGTGCTACCAGCTCCAACAACAATATCGGCATTTAAGCCAATATCAGCTACAAGCAATGTGCCTTGAGCTTGAATTTCGAATGTTGCATAAGGATCACTTACTACATAGACAGTACGTAAAGTGCTTGCTGGACGGTAAATACGATTTAAATCATCTGAATCAGCCTGAAAACCTACTACAAATCCGCATAATGTCTCTGTTGCAGCAGCTTGCGCAACAACAGGACGACTTTTGCCATCTTGACCTACTGCACTTGTCCCAGTGAATTTAACAAAATCACCAACAAAAAGAGCAACAGCATCAGTAGCAAGAACAGTATAGGCTTCAATTTGAGCGTTAAAGTTGGAAGACATAAGATGTCCAACACCTCTAGCACCAAAAACGGTATCTTGATTAGCCATTATAAAATCTCCAATTAAATTAAAAACAGACGCGCGAACGCCAACCTTAAATATATCGATATTATTAGTTTTGCGCCCAGCTACTTGGGACTTTAGAACGGCTCTGTGCCGAATTGATTATTTTTCTTCTTTAGAAGTGCTGATTACTTCTACCTTTCCAACTATTTGTGATATAGGAATACAGTCTAATCCTGTCTTTCCTATTTGTTTCATCTTGCTATCGTTGTAATCTCTTTTTTCTTGATCACGTTCTTCTTTCCATTCTTGCTTGGTACACATTAAATATGCATACTCACCATTTCCTACTGGTCTTCTTACAATATTTCCGTCTTGAGATGGCATACTACAATCTCTTGGCTCATTATCAGACTTATTTACAAAAGCATAACCATCTTCTTGTAATTGCGTGAAATCATTACTGCTTTCATTCTTCCAGCAATAAAAAAGACCATCTTTTTTCTCCATGACGCTTAGTTTTCTTCTTTTCTCTAAAGGGATTCTGCCATCCCGCTTTCGGGTGAATTTAAATTTTTTGTGGGGCGCAGCTACTTGCGCTTTTTTTGAATCTGTATTTTCAATTATATCTTTTTTTTTGTTAGAATTCAAAGTTTCATTCTCATTTTGAGGATTTTTTACGTTATCATTCATGTCTTATTGCTCCTGAATCTAATAAATCTTGAGCCATTTTGTCTAAATCTAAACGGCTATCAACCTGTTTTAATTGTCTTAAGACTTGTTTTACATCTTGCGGACATTCCGCAAAAGTAACTTTGCCTTTCGTGCGTATAACTGGTGCTGTTTTTCCTTCTACCATCGGCGCACGATCTCTATTTTGATTAGTAAATCTGCTTTTATATCGAGGATCGTCCTTTACAATCCTCTCTGTCTCTAATAAACGTTGCTCTAATGACAATTCTGGCCTTGTATTCATTAATTCGCCTTCAATCATTTTTGCATACGCTGTTAATGGTAAGTTTTCAGGTTTATCATTAAACCAGTTGCTATTCCTTTGTAGAAATTCTTGAGTTTCAGAGGCAATATTTGGTTGATTAGGAATTTTTTTGGCTATAGCTTCTGAATCCTTTAATATCTCGCTATATTCTTTCTCGTATTGCTCAACTGCTGCAACATCTCCTTGTTCAATCGCTTCCCTTTTTTGGTTTAAAATAGTATTAGCACGATCTTTATTAGCTCTTTCGGCTAAATTCTTTAGCATTTCGGCCATTGCTTCATTAGTTTTAGCCATATTCTTCATTTCTTTACTTTGCTGGCTAATTTTATGTAGTAATGGTGCTCTAGAAACCCATTCTTGGGCATTTACCCATAGTTTTGGATCTCCTCTATATTCGTCTTTTGGTGCCCATCCACTATCGCGCGCTTGCTGTTCATAATCTGCCTCTTTAGGTTCTATTTTTTCTTCAGATTGAGAAATATCTTTATTTTCTTCTTCTATTTGAGGCTTTTCTGCTGTGTCTTGACTTGAGTTTTCAGCTTCCACTATATTATTTTGAGCATCAACTAGTTGAGGAGCATTCGGACCATTCATAATGTCTTTCACACTCGGCAAAGATGCTTTTACTTTTTCTCTTAATTCATTAGGCGCTAATGATTCTGTTTTTACCATAATTAATTTTCCTCATACGCATAAACGTCTTCATCGTTTATGATTCTATAATATTTATCATCTCGCTTGATTTCTTTCCCTGCAAATTTTATGAAAAACACTTTGTCTCCTATTTTTGGATGCAATCCACTAGGGCACATATCTAAAAACGCTATTTCTCCGAGTGCAACAATGATGCCCTCAGAGATAGTGTCTTGTTCACGGCGCACGCTCTCTTCAGTTAGAATAATGCCGCCTTTGCTCTTCTCTTTTATAGGTTCAATTTCTATTATTACTCTGGCTCCTGCTGCCAACAATGTTTTAATACTACTCATTGCATATCTCCTTTTTCTCCATCTGGTTCTACTAAGTCATAGTCCACTTCTAAAATTAAATCTAATGCATTTATCTTTCCTATTATTTTTCCTATTATCATTAAGCAATTTTCTTTGCTTTGGTAATTAGGAACACAACCTAAAAGCATTTCATTATTTTCTTCTCTATCTCTTTTTAAGAGTTCGAATATACGCTTGGTAACATGATGATCTTGCCAATCCCTAAATTCTTTTCTAGTTATCATTATCCTCCCCTTAATTATATCTATTGAGAACCTAATGGCTCCTCAGCTTGTGCTTGCGCTCCTGCTACACTTGTTGGCATTTGACCTGCTGGAGCACTTTCCCCTCCTAATATCGGAGGTATTTGGCCGCCTCCTGCTGCTGGAGTGCCTGGCGCACCACCTGCTGCTTGAAGACCGCCTTCTGTAGTAGACGGCCCTTGCTGCGGTGGAATTCCTGCAATTTGTTGCATTTCTTGTAATGTTTGCTGCTGCGGAGTTAAATTAATAGGCGCCAAATTTACTGGTTGTTGCTCAGCCGCAACTTGTCTTTCAGCAATTGAAAATTGTTTTTCCCCTATTTGCGCATCTGTCATGGCCGTTTGATTGATTGACGCTATTTTCTGGCTAGCCACTTGCGCTCCACCAATTGCAGCTTGAATATAACTATTATTTATAGCATTTTGAGTCTGTTCTGCACGATTTTCAGCATTCATAAGAATATCTGATATTTCCATCTTAGTCTTTTGAATATTAGCGTGAGTAAGTTCTAATTCAGCCTCTGCTTGCTGTTCTTGAATAGGTGGTGGGGCATTTGGATCAGGTTCAGGCGTCATAGCTTTATCTATATTTGGAACTTTTAATGCTTCAAGATATCTTCTAGTAATATCTCTAGGATCAATATTTGGATCTTCTTTCATATGCTCTAATGCCTGCGCTCGAGCTAATCTCATTGCATCTGATGACATTGTTGGATCTAAGACCGGGAATACTCCATATTCTGACTGCTCGTAATCCTCTCTTCGCACTATTCCGCTAGTAGTAGCGAACATAAATTTTTCTTCTTCAACTAGATATTTCTTGTTTATTAAAAATAACTTCTGGAATTCTTTTTGAAACGAATCATATAATCTATATAACATTGAGCTATAAACTTTCATTCCTTGTTCAATCATAGCCATAACTGTTGTAGCTGGAGTATTAGCACCAGGTGCCTGCCCCAATAAAACATCAGAAATTGAGCCTAACTTCTCACCAGTCTGGATCATGAATTGTAGGAGATTATATAAAACCGCCGACGGTTCTTTAATTGGTAATGGCATGATATTTTGCTGCAAAGTTCCTCCAGTCGGAACATTTATCCATTTCCATTCACCTGGCTCAAATCTCATATCTTCTTTTCTAATTCGTGCTCCTTTGCCTATAAATCCACACTGAAGATTGGCTAATGTTGCAGCATCTAGTAACTGATTAAGAGTTGTATTAATAATATTATTTATTGGATATAAGAGCCGACCAAATCCCATCGATAAAAATGATCCGTCTGGTGCTGGAATAAAATGATAATCAGTGTAATGCTCAATTGGCTTAATTTTTATGAATTGATTTTGATCACCGAAAACAAAACTGTCCTCGTCATATCTTGCTACTAATCTTAATACTTTTTGGGATTTCTTATGTATGGTTATAATATACGGCTCTTCGTAATAATCATCATCTAAATCAGCATACATTTCTTGCTCATAGACTTCTTCTAGCTCATCATCAACGTTGTCATTACCATCTAAATCTGCTTTTATTGAGCTTTCACTTTCTTCTTCTATACCTAAATCATCAAAGGAATATTTTTCATAAACTCCTGCATTCATTCGTTCTAATAGTTGATTAGTAGATAAATGCAGCACATGCGTAATCCTACGCGCGGCTTCTAAAGATGAAATAGAATTATTAATTATAATTTGTGAAGGTAAACATAAATCAATCTGTGGACGTTTTTCAATTGGATCAAAATAAGATTTACGATAAACCGTTCCTATCATAGATAAAATCATTGTGAGTTTATCTGTGTCTCTACGCCAATTTGGAGATTGTCCTAACAACTGATATGACATATGGTCCCCCAATCGTTCAGCTCGATCCTCTTGTTCTCCTTGAGGGTCTGGAATCATTACTGCAACATTTACAGCTTTATTGCCTTGTATTATTTCGGGATTAGTTCTAGCATTGAATTGAATACATGCAGAAGCAATTAGCGGATAAAGAACGTTAGATGCATTAGACCACGGCCAGCTTTTCCCGTCGACAGTCTGTTTGGCTATTTTCATAGCCTCTTCCACCTGGCTGTTCCATACCTCACAAGATGATTTATCTATTTCTAACCCATGAATAGCTTTAGACGTTAAATCAGTAAGTTCTTGTTCTTTTAATTCTGGGACTATATTGTCTAGCGCCATATAGCGCTGTAATTCCTGCGGGATAGTTCCTTTTTGTTGAGCCATATTAAATAAACTCGTCCTGAACTTATTAATATATACTCAAAATGAGTAAAAGTCAATCTATGCTTTTATATATCTCACCTTGGCAGGCTCTTGTCAATACCCCGTTACTGGATTCCTAGTGCTTTCATCATACGCCAGATCATAATATTCCTCTTCCTGATCTTCTGGAATTTCTAATCCACGACTATAAAGTGCTCCATATTGCAAACAATCGTGAATATGACTATAGAAATTCTTGTCCGGCTCATCTCTAAATTTCTCATCACTAAGAATATTTATTTTTTTATAACAATATCCACCTAGAAAACCTTCTCTCAACGTAGGACATCCTTGCCTATCTACCAGCAATGCTGCCTGCCCATCCACAATCTTGCCTAGGTGCCATTTTACAGCATCTAGCCTTGGTAATAAATCATTTGTAGGAGCTGCCTCAGATCGAAATCCTATTTGTTCTAGCACTTCAACCTCAGACTTCCTACCCGCAGGATCTCTAACTATTTCATATTTGATCTTTTGAGAGTCAATACGTCCAGTATTGAGCTTCCGTAAATATGGGATAACGAATCTTTCAAATAACTCTCTAATACCTAAATCATGAGTTACGAACTCTTTAATACAACGCAATTGTCCGTTATACGCCTGCATAACCAGTGCTGCTGGAGTATATAAACCGAAATCAATCCCTATTAAAAACGGTTCACCCTCAATTATATCAATATCATCTGCCGAGTGTAGATCATCGTTATACTCATGATAAACAGACTTCCCGAGGAATACAGATCCATATTGCCCAAGAATGTAAACTTTAATAAATTCTTGTGTGGCTCCTCGAGCTAGATCCATATAATAATTTTTAGGTAAATTATTAATATTCTCCGCTTCTGGATTGGGCTGATAGTCTCCATGTTTTCCTAATAATCCAGGTGGTTGCCTATAAAAAGAAAATCCCTCTGGCCTATCAATCTCAAATGCCTTTTTCATCGGGTGTTTTAGATTCGGAGGGTTTGTATCAAGAAAAACTCCACGCCAGTAACTTTCAGTGCACATTATAGGTGAGGGATAGCATCCAGTACGACTAATGAAGTGCGATAGAAACCCAAATGGTATTTCTGAGAACTCATTAACGTAAATGAATGTTGCTTCCAACGATTTTAATTTACGCAAATCCTTTTCATGGTCGAGTGCTAAAAACAGTATTTCTAGTTCAATAAGACTTTTCTTATTATTAATAATCTTTCCATCCCAAAACCTGTGCTTATAGAAAATACGTGGGCTTTTATGATGCTCTATAACCCCAAACTCACCGTACCAATCGAGCCATGTATTCAATACAGTATCCTGTAAATCGGCATACGTATTACGAACAATAGCTACTCGACATCTTCTAACGTTATCTTTGCACGCAGGCATATCACACGCACGAAATATTATCTCCGCGCAAAGCCCAACAGATTTGCCTGATCTATACGGTCCCATAACCATACGCACTAAATCGTCATTATTGTGCAGCTTTTTTAAGGTAACTGACGGCGTATAGACTCTAGTGGTTCCATCTAGGAAATGTATTTCGTTGTCTTTGATTTCTAGCAGCTGTGAAATATTAGTGGAAGCCTGCTGTAATTCTAGGCGTTCTAGTCTACGCTGTATAGATGCTAGGCTCATTTTCTGGGTTTTTTTAAAAACTCGTCCAAATCGCGAGGCTTTAATAAGGCGCGCAATATCATAAAATTTTCAAATCCCATTACAATACCTCCATATCTTCAACTGTTCCTACGCCATCACATTTGCTGCATTTTTCTTTAGTAAAGCATGCTGCTGTCTCTCTAAAAACCTGCCCTTCAGGGGTGGAAAAATCAAATGGAGGCCGCTTAGGAAGTATTTCTATATAACCTTTTCCGTGACATTTATCACAAATTTTTCGTTTATTTATAAACATAAATAATTACCAAGTTTTGAACATTACAAATAACAATATAATTATTGTTATTAATGCAACAGCTCTAGATGCCCATAATGAAATCAAAATATCTTTTTTGAATCTTTTAAATGCTACTTCTACATCTTCTATTTTTTTTGCATTTTCTCTCATTTCTCACCCCTTTCACCATGCCGTAAACATTAATTCCATTTATGACCATTCGTAAAATAATCGTATATTTTCCCTGTTATTTTATACACAATAATACCAAAAAGAATCAATCCAAATACAAATAAAATTATTTGCTGTAATGAGATATCGCCATTAATAAATGTTGAACAATATCCTAACTCGACGCATAAAAAAACAGTTAAGAAGATACTTATTAGAGTTTTCATTATGCCGTTTCCTTTTCCAGGGCCTTGATTCTATCTTCCAGAATTTTAAGCTCTTCTTGTTTAGCCTGAAAATCGCACAATGAACTTAATGTGGTAGCGGCTTCAAGACTGATTTCTCCTTTCGACAAAGCCTCACAGATTATATTATATTTATCTGCCGCGGTTTTAGCCTTTGCAAATCCTTCACACCTAATTTTGCGCCCAGTCGACTTATAATACGTGTCTGAATATAACGCTGGGTTTGCTTTTGATACACGGCGAAATATCGTATCTATTTTTAATTTATCTCTTTGAACCGCGTTGTGATTCAAAATAGTTTTGCCGCTTTCCAGCGTGATCATGTCATCTTTATTGCTAAAAGCGATTACTAGGCTTTCGTCAATTAGATTTTCATATCCGATTGCCCTAGCCTTATTGATCGCATCATTGAATTCATCGTTTTCTCGTAGTTTATTGATGGTTTCAAGCGTATAAGGCAATAGTTTTAGATGGTCAGCCATCCGCAACGTTCCCGCTTTTTTTATTGCATCACAAATTTGTTCCGTGACTTTAGGTGTGATGACGGCCTTTACCCCGTTTCTTCCTTTCATAATGAGTAATAATATAATAAAACTGATAATTTTTCAATTAATATACATCATTATGCACGTTATCGTGTCTTAAAAAGAGAAGCTAATAAAAAGCCCGCACAGGACAATGCGGGCTATACTTCGGTTAATATTAGCATCCTGCCTATGATATATTTCATCTTTTGCGGCATAGATTATACCCACATTACAAAAACTTGTCAATTTGAGATTGGTTTGCATTTTTGTAAAAAACAACTTGTTTAATTTGTTTAAAAGCACTATAATGTGTGTGTACTAGGTTAATAACAACAAATAAGGAGAATACCAATGAAACCGCAACACACAACAACAACAAAAAGTTATTATTATATAACATTTCCACCTGTTTTTAAGATGGAGTTTGATTCGTTTGAAAAAGCTCAGCATAAATATAACCACTCATATGGCTTTGAAACAAAGTTAGAGATTCATAAAGTAGTTCAGCAAGCTGATGGAGTTGACCAAATATTTCAAGTTAATCCACACAATGGGGAGTATTTGAGGATAGTGCAATGAAAGTACCTGATGGGAAATGGTCACATAAATATGACAAATGCATTAAGTGTGGCACAACTTCCAAACGTCATGCTTCACGTGGTTTATGCAGTAAATGTAACATACAAAGAGACAGGAAAGAGAATCCTATTCGTAATAAACTTACCAACAAACGGTATATGAAAACCGAAAAATATAAAGCATATCGTAAAAAATATGGAACCGAATATTATAAAAAAAATAAAGAAAGATTAGATGCATACCAGAAAGAATATAGAAATAAAAACAAAGAAAGATTAGATACATACCAGAAAGAATATAGAAATATTAGAAAAAATACAGAGAATGGGAAGGAGGCGAGATTAATAAATAAATGATCTTTTTACGGAATGTTTTTATTTCGCAGGAATTAGCAAATTAATTATTTGGGTGTGGTCGAATTGGTAAGACGCTGGATTTTGATTTCAGAGATTCTAGGTTCAAATCCTAGCACCCAAACAAACAAAAGATAAAACTTATCTCAAAAACAAACGAGAAGGGCCTAAATTTAACGCTGACGCCACGATCTTTTTAAATCTGATAAATCATACCACTTAAGAAAATAATCGCTCTACAGCCTTTATTTTGGCTGTTTGTTTTTTTTTAAATCCTCGAGGCTTGTCTTTGATCCAATTTTCGAAAGCAGCCAAATTTATTAATAGCTTTCTCCCGATCCGACGAATGCAACACTCAAACCCATTGTTTATCCGATTGTGTATTATGCATCGCATCGCTGGCTCCGAAAAAGAAGGATAATAATTACATATTTCTTTCACTGTAGCCCATTGGTTTTCTTTAGCTTGATCTGTTTGATTTACAGATTTTTGCTGCTCTTGCAATACATCTATTTTCTCAAGTATAGATTTTGTGTTTTTGCTAATTTCTTCCAATGCTGCAAATATCAACCTATCAATTTTGCTAATTTCTTCCAATGCTGCAAATATCAACCTATCAATATTTTTTATTTCTTTCATGATTCACTCCTAGTTTCGTGGATTATAACCCTGTGAACTACGTAATTCTTCGTACTCGGCTTTCCAGTCGTTCAAAAAATGCTTTTCTTCGCTGATAAATCGATTAATTCCCATTACGGATCTTTCACCAATTAGGTTTTTGCTACGACAGCATTCTCGAAACCACTTTGCTCCCTCGATCATTTTTTTACTGGTATGGTCCTCCTTGCGCCTCTTTACCCAGTTGTGGCGCAGTTGGTGTAAATTCATCAAGTGCGGATTTTTTGGATAGGATGTAATAAATAGCTCGAAAGCTCTGGTTTCTTCTGCTGCGTCGAGGTCGGCAGCCTCAAAAAAATAAAAGTTATCCACAATTTGGTTTTCCCTTTTAGTGGATTCTTTTAAAGTTTCTTTTAAAATCTCTTTTATATGTAGGGAACGGTCGTTCACTACCCCTGTGAACGGTCGTTCACTACCCTTAGGAAGATTTGGGATTTCTTTTACCCAATTCTTCACTACCCCTAGTGAACGCTCGTTCACTACCTGTGGATAAACCCAATTCTTCACTACCCCCCCTGAACGCTCGTTCACTACCCCTAGTGAATGGTCGTTCACTACCTCAAAGTGAACCAGCTCTTTATTTTTCCATGAAATCCAGGCGTGATCTAAAAATTTATATTTATTTGTACCACCAGTTCCTTCAGCACCTGATTGTGATCTAGACTCAGCTAATATCAATTCATAGTGATATAATTCGTTTAAATATTTTTGTATGGTTCTGGGGGTAACGGATAGATTATTTGCGATTTTTTCGCGGCCAATATAGCATTCGCCATTAACTCCGGCAGATTTTGTGAGAATGCCAAATACTAGTTTGGCTCCGAATGATAATTCTTTTCTGGATAGTAGCCAATCAGGAATGAACGCCCCTATAAATTGACGGTATGGATTGTAAAATTTTTTGGTACCGATCTCCTTTCCCATAGAAACTCCCAAAAAAAAACCCTTAACTGGCCACTCGTTTTAGCAGTCTTCAAAAAATACATTTCGAAGGATGAGCGACCAGTTAAAGGTTTTTACCAAAATGTATCTCAGACTGCTAATCCTGATCGAAGTATAGCAATATTTACTCATATGTCAACCTTTTGCAAGAAAAAAATAAAGCGCAGCATATTATTTTGCATTTTTTTAAAAAGTTTCTTGACATTTGGTTTGCTTTATTGTCAAATAATTTCGTGTTAATAACAAAACTAAAGGAGAAGTATTATGAACAATCAATTCACATTTTATGAGTCCCAAAAAGAATTTAATAAATATATAAATGCTTATTACTATATGTTCAAAAATTTTTTTAAGGGGCGAACTGATCTAAAACTATTACATATAATAGGCGATTATTTCTATACTACAAATACTGGCAATATAAAACTTTCATACTTACATCAATTCCAATTATCTATTGAGAAAGCTTTGAATAAAGGCTATGATTTACTTGATTCATTGCCAATTGTGTTTATAGAGGAATATAAATAAAATGGATAATATCCAAGAGTACTTTATTAAAAAAGCCCATGAGGATATGTATACAGGTGATTACATAAAAATAAATCCATTATCAAGATACCCTATGGAAAAAGCAGAAGTAAGATATGATGAGGATGGAGAAAAAATCATGTTTTTACCAAGCGGATATGTGATTTATGGCTTCTTAGACGCCAAGAAAAACCATATTGTATCATTTAAAAAAGGACAATCAGGGTATGCCTTGATAAGGGATGCAAACCTTCCAATTGAATTAAAAGTAATACATCAAGAAGTACCAAAATCTAACACAAAAAACGGTTGGCGTATAGAAGCAGATAAAACAAAAAAAGAACTATCTATGCCAAGAGTAAAATGCACCATAGAAGAACATAAACCAAAAGGAACCTAAAATGTTATTAGATGAAGCACTAGAATATCTAGATAAAAACAAAGACGCCACCGGATGGCTTTCAAACAAGAACGATCCCACACAAACAATAATTCACTCTGATATTATAAGAACTTTTGCTAAGATAAAAAAATATTATGATTTAGATGATGAGTGGGTTTATACTAAAATATTAAATGCTAATCTTACAGATGAATGTGATGGATTAAATATTAATGAATTAATACTAGATAACCTAAAAGAAGATCCTATTCAGCAGTCGCGTACTGTGAAATTTAAAGAATTATTTACAGATGACGCAAAATGAATTTTCTAGGTGGTCTCTTCAATTCCAAAAAGCTTTAAATATTTTGCGTTTAAAGGACTATGGATTAGCCGAAGATCTACGCCAAAATACTAAAATTGATATTATAAAGCGTACTGTTCAATATACCGGCCAAAACAAAAATATTGCAGCTGGCTATCTGCCTGTTTTACACAAAGCAAAAAGAAAAAACATTTAATCCTCCCTCTCTAGGTTATCTTTTATAACTTTTAACTCTACACTTAATGCGCTTAAATCTTTCACTTTTTCAGTAAGAGCAGTAACCTTTAAAGGAATATAGTCTATAATTCGCTCAATATATTTCTTATATGTAGATTTATTTAAAAGATGCTTAGTTCCTATATGATTATATATATTTTGTCGTGATACCTTAGTAACTCTAGATATTTCAGCATTGCTAAAAGCAAGTCTTTTATAGAGGTCACTAAAAAGTTTATTGTATTTATAATTAGCAGACATAAGGGCATTATATATCAACTTTTTAAAAAAAAGCAAGTAATATGGTTCTCAATATGAGTAAATTTTACCATTTATAAAAAATTTTCATGCTTGGGGTTGACTTCGTTTTAAAAATGTGCAAACATATACATGTTAATTTAATTAAGGAGGAACTAAAAATGATATCACATAAAGAAATAAACGATTATGATTCATGGCTAGATTACTATGCTGATCTAGAACTAGATGAAAATAGTAATTCCCTATCAAGTGATGATATAACCAAGCTGTGTGCTTTAAAGTTATCAGAGAAGACAGATAAACTAAATCTTTTTGATGAAGGCATTCTGAATGAGTTATTGCATCTTTTAACAATAAAGGGTGAGGATAAAGAAAAAGAAGAAGAAGCGTATGAAGATTTTATGGACCATATCCATGAAAATCTAACTGATATTGTATGGCCAGAAATACGTGATGAGCTATCCATGCATATTGAGTGTAAACTAAATGAAAGGAGAACTAGCTATGAGTGAACAACAATTAACTATTGGAGAGCTAATGAAAGCCAAAGAGAAGCAAATAGCTGCGGCTCTTCCTAAACATTTAACTCCCGAAAAGATGATGAGGATTGCTCTAACTGAAATAAACCGCAACCCAGAGCTGAAAAAATGCACTACTACTTCATTAATTGGGGCAATAATTCAATCATCTCAATTAGGATTAATGCCAGATTCTATTTTAGGCGAAGCTTATTTGATTCCATATAAAAACAACAAAAAGGGAGGAGTAATAGAAGCACAATTTATGCCGGGCTATCAAGGATTAATGAAACTAGCACTTCAAAGCGGAGCTATTGTAAATATATTTGCTAAAGAAGTATGCGAAAACGACTTTTTTCATTTTGAATGGGGGTCAAAGCCAGACATAAAGCATTCTTTTGATGGTAAATCAGATAGAGGTGAGGCTGTATTATATTATGCTATAGCCTATCTGGTGAATGGCGGAATTCAATTTGAAGTTATGTCTAGAGACGACATAAAAAGGCATAAAGGCATGTCAAAAACAAGTGGTTCTTCTTATTCGCCATGGATTACATCTCCAGATGAAATGGCTAAAAAAACAGTAATTAGAAAATTATTAAAGTATCTACCTAAAAGCAGTGAAGATATGAATTTAGCTAAGGCTGTTAGTATGGATGAACGTGGCGACCTAGGGCTACAAGATCTAGGCGCTATAATTGATGGCGAGGTAGTAGACGAAGAAGGGCCAAAGAAAGAAGAAACTAAAACAAAATCTGATTTAGCAGCAGAGTTTTTCGATGAAACTAAGTAATTCAATCCTCCAGCAACGTAAGGGCGGTATAGGTGGTAGCGATTGTGCTGCCGCCTTGGGCCTATCAAAATACAGAAGTCCTTTAGATGTATTTTTAGATAAAATTAATCCTGAAATTATAGAAGAAGAAATGACTGATCCTCAATATTATGGCCATAGACTTGAACCATTTATTATTAAAGAATACGAAATAGCAACAGGAAATAAATGCCATGAACCAGCATCTATGATAAAAAACGATAGATATCCATGGTTATTTGCTAATTTAGATGCTATGACAACTGACAATCTAATTGTAGAAGCTAAAAATATTAGATTCTTTAGCTCAGAATGGGGGGAAGAAGGAACCGATCAAATCCCCATACCATATTTATTCCAGTGTGCTCATTATTGTATTGTTTGTGATAATAAAAAGGGGGTTGATATTGCTGCGTTTGGAGGTGGTCAAGAACTTCGTATTTATCATTATGAACGAAACAAGGCCCTAGAAGAGAAGATAATTATGTTAACGCATGATTTTTGGTATAAACATGTGAAAGAAAATTTTCCTCCTGATCCTATTACCCATAGTGATTTAGGACGTTTATATGATATGGCTAATGAAGAAGATATTTTGGTAGCAACGCCAGAACTAGAAGAGAAACTTTATAACCACTATAAAATATCCCAACAAATTAAAGAGGCTGATGTTAAGAAAAAAGAATTACAAATAGAAATACAAAAAACTATGAAAACAGCAGCTTATATTTGTGATAGCAGTGGTAATAAATTAGTTTCCTGGAATAATACTAAATCAGGGCGTAGAACTTTTAGAAGTTTCATATCTATAGAGGAAAACTAATGCTTATTTTAACAAGAAAAATTGAGAAGAGCATAATTATTAATGATGATATAAAAATTAAAATATTAAGTATAAATAAAAATCAAATTAGGCTAGGAATAGAAGCGCCAAAAGAATTTTCTGTCCATAGAGAGGAGATATATAAAAAAATCCAGAAAGAGAAGGAGAAGAAATGCGAAAAGATACAAAATTAATAATTATTAGCGTATTAATTGCCTGCCCTATAGCAGTATTGATGTCTGTGTTAATAGGATATACGCTCAATTTATCTGGATGGAATCTTGCTATTTTAAGTTTTTGTATATCAATCTTAAATATATTTTTCTGGATCTGGCTTGGATTAAAACTATTCGGCTCATTTTCCGTTTACAAAAGACAGTTACGCGCTAAACAGATTGATTACGATAAAGTCAAGGGATACTTCAGATGAAAAGAAAGCAGCCAGAAAGAGCAGAGCGGTTAGCATTTATGCAATGGGTTGAACTTCATCCGTATATTAGTAGATATTTAATCGCAATCGAAGGCGGTGGAAGTAGACATTATCTTGAGGCAATAAACATAAAAAAATGTGGTTTAAGAGCTGGAACTCCTGATTATTTCTTTATGTTTCCTATAGGTGGATATCATGGACTCTGGATCGAATTCAAAGCAGGAAAAAATAAATTGACGGTAGCTCAACAACAATTTTTTGAAACAGCGCAAAATATTGGTTATAAATGCGTTGTGGTTTGGGAATGGAGAAAGGCGGTAGACGTTATTAATAAATATTTAGGACATAAGATATGACGCATATGCAGAAATATTGGTCTTGGGATGGATCTAAGTCTGGATCTTGGGATGGATCTAAGTCTGGATCTTGGCCTTGGTCTTGGTCTGTATCTGGGGCTGGGTCTTGGATTTGGTCTTTATCTGACTCTTTGGGTTGGTCTTGGTCTGGATCTTGGTCTTGGGTTTCGTCTTCGGCTGGGAGTTAAGAATGACTCATATGCAGAAAAATTGGTATTGGGCTAGATCTCAGTCTGGATCTTGGTCTGGGCCTCACTCTATGGCTTGGTCTTGGTCTTCATCTGGGCCTTGGTCTTGGTCTGGATCTTTGTCTTGGGCTTCGTCTTCGGCTGGGCCTAGAAGGTAAATTTTTATTAAAATAAATAGGAGAAAAATATGAGTAAAGAAATAAATAGAGAACTTATAGAGTCATTTATAGGTAAAGAAATTGTAATTTATTGCTGTAGGTATATATATGCTGGAACAGTTGTGGCACTAGATGATATTTCATTACAATTAACTGATTGCGGAATAGTATACGATACTGGCCCTCATTCTGCCTTAGAATGGGCAAATTTTGAGAAACTAGCATGCGATCATTGCCTTATGTTTCAATCAATAGAGGGATTTGGGAAATTTAAAGAAAAGAAGGCGTAATAAGAAGAATGACGCACATGCAGAAATATTGGTCTTGGTATGGATCTAGATCTGGATCTTGGTCTGGATCTTGGTCTGTATCTGGGGCTGGGTCTTGGATTTGGTCTTTATCTGACTCTTTGGATTGGTCTTGGTCTGGATCTTTGTCTTGGGTTTCGTCTTCGGCTGGGAGTTAAGAATGACACATATGCAGAAATATTGGTCTTGGTCTGGATCTCAGTCTGGATCTCGGTCTGAATCTTGGCCTTGGTCTCTATATCGATCTGTATCTGGAGCTGGGCCTTGGATTTGGTCTTGGTCTGGGCCTCACTCTATGTTTTGGTCTGGATCTTTGTCTTTGGCTTCGTCTTCAGCTGGGAGTTAAGAATGACTCATATGCAGAAATATTGGTCTTGGTCTGGATCTCAGCCTGGATCTTGGTCTGGGCCTGACTCTTTGGTTTGGTCTTGGGCTTCATCTGGGCCTTGGTCTTGGTCTGGATCTGGGCCTTGGTCTAGATCTCTATCTCGGTCTTTATCTGGATCTGGATCTGGATCTTGGTCTGGATCTTGGTCTTGGGTTTCGTCTAGGATGAAAGAATGACACATATGCAGAAATATTGGTCTTGGTCTGGATCTCAGTCTGGATCTCAGTCTAGATCTTTGACTGGATCTAACTCTATGGCTTGGTCTTGGGTTTTATCTGGATCTGGGTCTGGATCTTGCTCTGAATCTTGGCCTTGTTCTCGATCTGTATCTGGAGCTGAGCCTTGGATTTTGTCTTGGATTTTGTCTTGGTCTGGATCTTTGTCTTTGACTTCGTCTTCGTCTAGTTGGTCTGGTCCTAGAAGGTAAATTTTTAAAAATAATAGGAGAAAGATATGCTTAGTTTTAGATTGAAAAGTACTGCCACACTGTGGAAAGCTCCACCAAAACAGACTCTTTATATGCGCTTAACCACTATTACAAATAACATAATATTGGATACGCGCTCCATAAATAGAGATCCAAAAAAACTTGATGCTGATAGGATGATAATGCTAGACATGCTATTTACAGCGCACGATATCAATATGTACCTAGAAAGCACTCAGAGAGATGAAAAAATTAATTGTGAGAAAATGGCTAATGATATTTATGATATGATTTATATGCATATAAATCATAAGGCACATAATATGCATCCTACAACATGCACTACACTATATGACCATATATTTACAGTAATAAAACCATATTTAGATCTTGCTCCAGATGAGCCATTACAGACATTGCAGCCATGAGACTAAGAAGGTGAATTTATGATATAATTTGTTTGTTTCCGTCAGCAATGTTCGTGCGGAGATGATGTTTTATAATGATTTTGTTATTACTGGTCACAGCTTTGTAATTAATAACTTCTTTATGAATATATTTTCTCCGCCTGACGGATAATAAGAGGAATAGTTATGAATATTAAAATAGATGGATTTACTATAACTGATGCCATTTGGTTTCATGGGAAAATTGGTATGGTTTTTGGTATTGATGAAAATGGTTTTACTAAAATAAATATCGGAGCTGGTGAAGGTCTTAATGAAATTGAAGATATTAAAGAAATAGCAATATATGGTCACAATGTTAATGAATTAGTCGGTATAAAAATTACTGAGCACTTAAAAAATGCTAAGATTTCATTAGAAAAGAAGGCAATCAGTGAGTGAGATTGAAAAGGACTAACCGATGCATATGTTAATTAATTCTATTGTTTATAGTAAAAACGAAAAAGATGCTATTCTTAGAGCCAAAGATGTTTTTAATAGTTTGATAAAAGAAGATATTTTTGATTATTTTTGTTTATTTAATGATAACTGGGCATCTAACCGATGGGGAAAGCTTCCTCTTATTGCCAATATAAAAAGTAACGAAGGTAAAAAGCTTGTAGGAAACGGATTCAAAAATACACTAGATGACTTTAAAGAAAATATTACTTATATACGAAATGCCTTAAACCAGCATTCAGATATAGAGCTAATGAATGATAGTGGTTTTAAACGTAAAGCAGAATATCTAGCTCAAAATAGGGGTTATTCTGTTTATTTATATGATGATAATGGTTTTCCTATAATTACCGCAAATCATTTGAAAAATGTGTTAACTAAATGGAAATGTTTATATGAAGATGAAAATAAGCATTCTCCTTATAAATATTACGAAATTTATGTGGTTCCAGCAGACGTACACGCTTAGTAAAGGAGG